CCTGTTGGATCTGTGATTGAAGCCCCAGCAGGTACTTTTCCGTTTGTGCCCATAGGGCTCGGTTCTCCAGCAGGGGTTGTATTATTTTGATTTCCATTTGCCATTCCCATTATTTGTGCATAGATAGCGGCTTTCTCTGGATCATTAATTAATTGATCAGGATCGATATCTAATGATTTTGCTATTTCTTTTAAACATGTATGCCATTTAACAAATGGTGCTAATGCTGGATTAGCAGCTGTTTGCATAAACGTCATAAGTCTTTGTGATCTAACTTCTTTCTGCATTAATGAAGATGTACCTCTTGCTTTTATTTCAAGATCACCTTTAATAATTGGAATGTCTGCATTAAATTGCATATTCCAATGAAACAAGTTTTCACCTAAGGGTTTTAATAAGTAATCATCTACATTTTTAATTACAGTTTTAATACTTAATGCTGCAGCACCCATCAACATTGACATACCTGCCGCAGTTCTAGTAGTAGATTGTACACCTGTTGTACCATGTGAATATGATGGTATACCAGTTGCCTCATCTGCTAACTGTCTAAATCTATCAAACATCATCATATTTTCTTGAGTGCTGTTTGGAAATTTAATTGCATTTATAGATGTTCCTGGTTGTCCACTCTGTCTTCTAAATATCTTACCAGGAAAAATTTTCATATCTTGTCCAGGCACTAGTTGTGTTTCATCAACATCAAATACTAAATTACCTGACAATGCTAGATTATCAATAGCCATTCTTGCATGACCATTCATAATCTGTTGTGAGTCTTCCATATTTTCTGGAACACCAATACCAAAGAATTGATATGGATTTAATTCATATGGGCATACCATAAATGGTAGTCTAGTAGGTTCAAATGGATTCTCTACCATTCTTAATACTTTACCACCACATATCCATGCATTGATACTAATTACACTCTTATCACTCTCTATACCACACTCTTCTGCCATCTCTTTCGATATGACACCCCAATACTCTAATACCTCAAATCTGTTTTTATATATAGTTTCTACAGTTTCCCTATTGTATAAAGAAGATTCATAACCTCTAACTTGATAGTTTGGTCCTTCTTCTAAACACATATCAATAGCTTCCTCATTAAAGTATGGCATCTTTCTTAGATCAGAAAACTGTTGTCTATTTAATGAATGTCTTTGTATTACATAATCACAATCATTTATACTAGTTGCATTTGGATCTGCATAAAAATCCCAACATGATACTGCTTCTACTTTAGGTACTGTTTTAATTTTTTTAACATGTACATTTATCATATTACCATCTGCATCTTCACCTGTATCAAATGCATGATAAGTATGATCAAAACTAAATGGACCTTTTAATATACCAGTTCCTAATAAACACATCTCAAAGAATACATGTCTTAAAACTGTTATAGCACTAGACTCTTCTAATTGATCATGTAGTAATTTTTCTAAATGTCTTGCAGCTATATCTGCTGGTTGTATCTGTGGTTCACCCTGATTAGCAGGACCATCATCAAAACCAACATTCTCAAACTCTTGTGCTAGATTTTTCATCAGCATATCAGCTGTAGCACCAGGTGGTATCTCTCTACCATCACCTTTAAATCCATATGGATCTTGTATCTGTTCCTG